CGACGAGGATGAAGACGAGGATGAAGACGAGGACGACGAGGATGAAGGCGTTGCCGCTTCCGCCGACGCTACTGATGAGGATGATTCAGATGAAGATGAGTCCGATGATGAGGAAGATGACGAAAGCGAGGGCGAAGATTCCGTTGCTGGTGAAGATGAACCAGGAGCCGGCGAGGAAGAAGACGAGTCCGATGACGAGGAAGAAGCACCCTTGATGACCGATAAGGAGCTCGCTGAAGCGCTGGAAGAGGGTGACTTTGATGAGGCTGTCGCTGAAGCGATAACAGAGGACACTCGCGGCGTGATTCGAGACTCTACATATAATGTCTTCACGAACGAGGATGATGTCATTGAGCCATTCCCGGTTGATCACACTTACAATGATGAAATGCTGGAGAGCATGGAGAATCAAACGAGGCAGATGGTTGGCCCGTTACAGAAGAACCTTGAGCGTCTTGTTACCGCACAGAAGCACTCTCGCTGGAACTCAGGTCTACGCACAGGGCGCGTCAACTCAGCAAGCCTGTATCGATTGAAGACGGGAGACACCAGGGTTATGCGCCGACGTGAGGTCATGGGTGAAACCAAAGATGTCGCCGTTAGCCTGGTCTTGGATAACTCTGGATCGATGCAGGGCTCTAAGCTTGACCTGACAATGATCTCGGCTTACGCCATGTCAACGGTGCTGGATCGACTTGGGGTAGCTCATGAGGTTAGCGGCTTCACAACGATTTACTCTGGCTACTCAACACCTGAAGAAATCGCAGAGGAAGAGCGAAAGCTTGGCATGTCATTCTCAAGATACGAGGCGCTGTATCTGCCCATCTACAAAGGCTTCAATGAGAAGTTGGGTGTTGAGCAGAAGCAACGTATGGCACTGGCACCGCACAAGCATAGTTTCACCCGCAACAACGTCGATGGTGAATCGATCGCTGTCGCCGCTACTCGTCTACTCAAGCGACCCGAGGCGGGCAAAATTATGTTAGTGCTATCGGACGGGGCGCCAGCAGCACACGGTAATCACGACCACCTAAACCAGCACCTGAGAGACACGGTTCAAAAGTACACGAACTTGGGTGTCAAGCTGATCGGCATCGGGATACAGGACAGCAGCGTTAAGCACTTTTATCCAGAGTACACGGTGCTGCGGAACCTGGACGACCTGCCGGGCCAGTTGATGAAGGAACTCCGCAAGATCATTTTGTAATTAAATAGGTAAGTCACTAGTGACCTATTGCAGTCCCAACGCAATATCGTTAATATAAGTCTATGTGATTAGTTCACTACTGACTAAACAACTTCAAAGGGGAAGGAAATATGACAAGTAAAATCAAATGCGAAATCTGTGGCGAGTTAGTTCACAGCATCCAAATTCATCTGCGCGACTCACATCCGGAAGAGACACTTACGGAGTACGAGCGTGATTGGCCGGGTAGCCCACTTCTCAGCCCCCTCGCTGAGAAACGCCTCGCTGAGAAGAGAGAGACCAGAACCGGCATGTCAGGTGTCGCCGCAACGAGCATCGCTCCGGGTGGTTCAACAACGCAAAAGCTGCACCAGGTTTTCGGAATCGCACCCTCTGTGAAGGCAGCGATGAACGCCAGAGGTAACGCCATCCCCATCCAGGTCTTTCCCAAGACCGGGGTAGATAGCGACCTCATACCTGAGATCGATGAAGGCTACATTTTCCCCATCGATCTTCTCAAGACTGAATTACTCGGACTCGATTTGAACATTCCTGTTTACTTTTGGGGACATGCTGGAACCGGCAAGTCAACCATGCACGAGCAAGTCGCCGCTCGAACCGGTCGTCGCTATGTCCGTATTCAGCACACAGCAAACACCGAAGAGGCTCACATCGTTGGGCAGACTCTTGCAAACGCCGAAGGCACTTACTTCGAGCCAGGCCCACTCGCTCTCGCAATGAAGCATGGCTGGACGTACAACGCCGACGAGTATGACTTTGCTCACCCCAGCATCCTCGCTGTCTATCAGCCAGTGCTTGAGGGTAAGCCGCTTCTGATCAAAGAAGCCCCCACTGAATGGCGCATCGTTAAGCCTCACGCAAACTTCCGCTTCGTTGCAACCGGCAATACGAACGGCTCTGGTGATGAAACCGGACTGTACATCGGTACGAACATGGGCAACGCCGCGAACTACTCTCGCTTCGGCATCGTCGAGCACGTTCGGTACATGCCGAAGAAGCAGGAAGTGCAAGTGCTGATCAATCAAGGCGGCATCGTCAAAGAAGACGCTGAGCGCCTCGTATCGTTCGCTGAAGACATCCGCAAAGCGTTCGACGCAGGAAGCATGGGTGCGACTATCGGCCCACGTGAGTTGATCTACGCAGCACGGCTCGGGTTACGACGCGGCTCCTGGAGAGCGGGCCTCGCGCTGTCTTTCATCAACCGTCTGGGCGAGGTTGATCGCGAGACTGCCGATGGTGTTTCACAACGAGTTTTCGGCTAGGAGCCAGCAATGAATAAAGCAGAGCAGATGTATCAGGACAATCTGGGATTGGTTCACATGCTGTCGAAGCGAGTCTTCGCCAGAACTCAGGCTGCAAAGCTATCAATGCAGTACGAGGACGTGTTTCAGGAAGTTTCACTGGTGCTGGTGAAGGCATCTGAAAAGTTCGAACCGAATAAAGGGTTGACCTTCTCAGCTTACCTCACCAGGGCGGCTTACAACAACATCAACAGGATCGTGGAGAAGGAGACTGACTTCGTGATCAAGTTGGAGACGATCAGCAACGTCGATGAGGAGCTTGGTGAAATTCAGTTCCCATCGAATGCGCTAAACCCGGAGCAGGAGTGTCAGCTTTCGGAGCATCTTGCAACTCACATGGCCAGCCTGTCCGTCAATGGTAGAAGGATCATCAACTGGATGGTCAACCCACCCAAGAGGCTACTGGAAGAAATCAAAATGGCAGAATGCAAGGTGCAACTTTGTAACGCTGCCGGGCAACGCCGTCAAACGGTCAAATTCACCGAAGCAACCGTCCTGAAATTTTTTAGCAAATGTCACGGCTTATCGTATCAAGAGCGGCACTTGCTCAAGCGCGAGATCGCCCCGTTGATGGAGTACTTATGAGTAATCCTATAGGTGCGCCGGGCTGTTACGGTTCGGTCATAGCTTATGACCCGCTGGACACTGTATGCGCCGAGTGTCGCTTTTTTGACAACTGTGGCGAAGTAGCTTACGGATCGCTCGATAAGATTCGCGAATCACTGGACGTGACGGAGCTCGCCAAGAAGTTCGAGCGCCATCGCGTCGAGTCAGGCAAGGAAGTAAAGGTTGTTGTCGCACCGAAAGCGAAGGCATCAGCCAGCAATCAAGTCAGCAGAAAGAAGCTGACGCCGGAGCAGCTAGAGGTTATCACTAATGATAGCTTGCCCAAAAAGCCTCGCGTTTTAATTGGAACATTGTATCGAAAGGGTATTACGCCGGGGTTCATTCTCCAGTCGATCAGAAATGGAGTTAACCCCTTTCGAGGCCAAAAGCCGCTGATCTTAGAGATCATGTGTGATCACCTTATCGCCGGCACATTCATTAAAAAGCAGTTGTTCATGGCTTATCAACAAACAGGTATGAGCAAGGGCACAGCCTCTTCGCAAGTATCAATCGTCGTGACGGCATTCAGCATTTTGGAAATCATCGACCCTCCAGTCGGTTACAAAGTCAACCTAAGAGGTGAAGTATGAGCATACGTGGTGCACTGGCGGTTCGATCGCATTTCTCACTGGGCGAAAGCATGTTGTCGCCAAAGGAAATCATACTCTCAGCCAAAGAGAAGGGTTGGGAGTCAGTGTCGGTCGTCGATACGATGTCTGTGTCCAGTATGGTTGAACTCAGCAAGGTCGCGAAGGCTGAAGACATCAAGTTGATCGTTGGTTGCCGCCTGCGTGTTGTCGATGACCCAACGTATCGCAAACCGAAGAAGAACAGTGGCGACCCCATCAAGGATAACGCCCCCTGGTATCCAAAAGTCTACGTGAAGAACGCTAACGGCATGAAGGATCTCATGAAGCTTTTAACCAAAGCGCATTCAGAGGACTACTTCTATTACGTGCCGCGTATTGGCTTTAACGATCTGATCGAGGCATTGACGAATTGCAATCTCATTTTCAGCACCGGTGACTTCTACAGCATCCTTCATCGTGAAGACTATCTAAGCATCATGAATGATATCAGGCTCGTTAATACAGACGCTCAGACGTTTGTAGAAGTCGTTCCAATCAACACACCCTTGTTCGATACGCTAAACAAAAGAGCGCTGGAATTATGTGATGCGTTGAGTCTGCCACCGCTACTGACTATGCCGGTTCAGTACAAGCACGAGGCGGATGCAGATGCACTGGACGTACTAAGTGCGATCACATCGAACACCAAGATGGCGGCACCCTGGCGTAGCGTTCCGTTTATTCGCGACATGGATATGAAAGACATAAATGAAAACGTCCGGGCGCTACTGGCAATGAAGCACAGGCTGAAAGAGCATTATGAATTTGAGTCTGGTCTATTCGCTACCACCGCGAAGAATGTCGAGCGACTTTCCAACCTCTGCACCTACGTGTGGGAGAAGCAAGCGCCCTCGCTGCCGGTCATGGGTGAGAACGAAATGCAGATGCTGATCGATGGCGTCAAAGCAGGGTGGGTCAAGAGACTTGGTTCACCAACGATGGGTTACAAGCCCAGTAAAGAACAACTAACCGAATATAAGGAGCGATTGCATTATGAATTATCTGTACTTAAAGAAATGGGTTTCGAGCGCTACTTCCTCATTGTACAAGACCTCGTCAACTGGTCTAAACGATCTGATATCTTGGTTGGCCCAGGTCGAGGATCGGTGGGAGGTAGTCTCGTTGCTTTTCTTCTCGGAATCACCGACGTGGACCCGATTAGGTTCAATCTTATTTTTGAGCGCTTTATCAATCCTGATCGGCTTGATCTGCCTGATGCTGATCTGGATTTTATGTCTAGTCGTCGGGGCGAAATTGTTGATTACCTCGTTGAAAAGTATGGTCGGGATAAAGTCGCCGGAATTAGCAATTACTCAACCTTAGCCTCAGCCTCAGCGCTACGTGATGCCGGTCGCGTTCATGACCTGTCACAGTCGGAGCTTCTCTGCACACGCTATGTCCCCAAAGAGCATGGTCAATCAGTCACGCTGACTGAAGCTGCCGACCTGGTGCCTGAGATTGCCAAGTTTCAGGAGAAGTACGAAGAAATTTGGGGCACCGCAATCAAGCTTGAAGGTCGTATGCGCAGCATGGGTCAACACGCTGCTGGCGTCGTCGTCGCAGGAGAAGCTATCTCCAACCGAGCGGTCGTGGAGACGCGGGCCAACAAGCACGTCACGAATTGGGACAAGCGATCCGTCGAGGACTGGGGTCTGATCAAGCTAGACATACTGGGTCTATCCACGCTGGACATCATCAGCAAGGCGATCAACACCATTGAGAAGCGCTGGAAGATAAAGGTTGATCTGCTTGAAAAGCACATCGACATACCGGAGGTGCTTGCTGAGTTTGGCAAGGGTAAGACGGCCGGCATCTTTCAGTTCGAAAGCTCCGGTATGAGAAAGCTTCTGACGGACTTGGCAAAAGAGGATCCACTGAGTTTCAACGATCTCGTCGCCGCAACCGCACTGTATCGACCAGGCCCAATGGACGCAGGTCTGTTGGACGACTACGTGTCGATCAAGCAAGGCTTTAAGGAGCCTGAATACGAACACGAAAACATGCGAGCCGCCCTGGAGCCTACCCACAGCGTCATTGTATATCAGGAGCAAGTCATGCAGTTGGCTCGAGACCTTGCAGGGTTCTCGATGACTGACGCTGACCACCTCAGAAAAGCGATGGGTAAGAAAGACATGGACATGATGATGAAACAGCGCGACAAGTGGGTCGATGGCTGTAAGTCACACTCCGGCATGGACAGTCGTATATCCGAAATGCTGTTCGACAAGATTGAGAAGTTCGCCGGGTACGCCTTCAACGCGTCCCACTCCGTCGAATACTCAATCATCTCCTACTGGTCAATGTGGTTGAAGTTCTACTACCCCGCTGAGTTCTATTCTGCCGCACTGTCGGTCGTTGCTGAGGAGAAGCTGGCGACACTGGTGAAGGACGCAGAGAGCTACGGCGTTCTGATTCTCCCGCCTGATGTCAATCACTCCGGCTTGGACTTCGTCATTGAGTTTGACAAGGCTCGAGACCTGACGGTTCTCTACACGCCATTCAATCGATTAAAGGGTCTCTCGGACAATACGACGCGAGCAATCCTCGAAGGGCGTGCCAAAAAAGGTGGCCCATTTGAGAGCAAGGAAGACTTCCTGCTGAACGTGAACAAAAGCAAAGTAAACAAGCGTCACCAAGACGTTCTGAGCCGCGTAGGGGCGTTTTGTAGCGTCGAACCGACCGAGATAGCGGCGAGACACCCGGATCGCTTAAAAGACCAGCTAGAGCTTATGCCGGGTCTGATCATTGAGAACGTAAAGGCTGATCGAGGCATCGTGGTGACGGCAGGGATTAAAGGCATGATCTCGAAGGTGATACTGGACTATCAGTCGTGCACCGCTTGCAGTCTCAAATGCGCCGCTCACCCCGCGACCAACCGAGGCACCACGCCGAAGATCATGGTTGTCACAGACTCACCCAACTGGACGGAAGTCGAGCAGATGAGGATGTTCAAAGGCAAGGGCTGCGACTATCTCAAGGCGGGTATTGACTCGTCACTTCTCAAGCCGGCGGACTGCTACTTCACTTCATTGGTCAAAGCACCGAAGGAGAAGGGCGGCTCACTCACGAATGAAATGATCAATGGCTGTTCGCAGTTCATCGACCGCGAGGTGGAGATCCTCAAACCACCGGTCATCGTCGCCCTGGGTGGTGCCTCGATCCGTCACTTCGTACCAGACGCCAAAGGTGGCTTTGCTGAACTGTGTGGCCAGGTGGTCTATGTGCCCAAGCTCGACGCGAGCATCATCTTTGGTATCTCGCCAATGATGTGTCACTTCGAGCCATCAAGAATCGAAATGCTAGAGGCGGTGTTTGAAACCGCAGCGTCAATGGTGATGACATGAGGATTTTAGATTACAAACTTCTGGAAGATGTTGAAGGGCTGGAGCCCCTGTTCACCAACTACCTGGAATTGTCAAAAAAGCACAGGCCCCACGATCGCGGTCAAACCTGGGCCGGCATGTTCAATACCAAAAAATACAAAGAAGGCCAAGTCATCTGTGAAGAGGCGCGTACTAAATTGCGGTCGCATATAAAAAGCACACTGCCTCAGAACATACGAGTAAATTACGAATTCAAACGGGTGGACAAATGGGACAAGTGGATGATCTTCATTTACGTCGAATAGTCCCACCCGACTGCCCAAGTTCTGAAAGCTAGAATATACGTTAATCAATCAATGAAACAGGAGAAGTAGAATGACAGAAGAAAACGCAACGTCCGTTGACGCCAAACAAATCGTCAAGGACACCACCATCAACCCGGTCGATCTCGACAATGAAATGCTGGTGCAAGCCGGGTTGTTTTCGAACTACGCGGCATCTACCGCGAAGGCTGAACTCGCAATGGACAACCTCAAGCTCAAGCGTGACATTGTCCACGCCCAGGTCGACAAGGAAGTTCGTGACGCAGCCGCGGATGAAGGTCGCAAGGTCACTGAAAAGCTGATCGACGCCGAAGTCTCCACTGACATTCGTGTTGTGAAGGTCATTCGTCGTCACAACGAATTGAAGGCAGAATTCAACACGCTGAAAGGCGTTCTTGAAGCCCTCAAGCAAAAGCGTGACATGCTCGTCCAGCTCGGCATCAACAGCCGTGAAGAATGGAAGGGTGAAGTGCGGGTGAAGGAAGCTGAAGCCGGTGCTGCTGCAAAGGGCAGCACTCGTGAACGTGTGGTCAAATCAGCCGCCAAAGCCAGCAGAGAAGCTGCCTGAACACGGGTGTAAAAATAGTCTGATACATAAGTCACCGGTGACTATACTTATGTAGCAGTTGTGAGCATGACACCGTCACAAGACAACGTCATGCCACAAACTTTCAAAAACTTTCAAAACTTTAAAATTGGAGTACAAAAAATGTCAAAAATTATGGATTTGGTCAAGAGCAAAAAGCAGGCCCTTCAAGCATCGTCGGGTCGTCGCGAAAAAACCCTCAAGCCCCAACCTGGCAAGAACCGCTTTCGTATCCTCCCTGGCTGGCGTGCCGACAAGGAAGATCCGATGTTCTTCGCCGACTTCGGTCAACACTTCATCAAAGACCTCGACGAAAACTTGAAGGCGGTTTACATCTGCGCTGACAAGACCTTCGGCAAAGTCTGCCCCATCTGCGACGCAATCGATCATGGAATGCGCACAGCCGGTGATGACGATGTGATCGAAGCCCTCAAGGAAGGCAAGAGCAAGTCTCGCATCCTGTTCAACGCTCTGCACCTGGACGGTGACGATCCTTCAGCACCAATCATTCTCGACCTGACTCCGACCACTGGCGAAAAAGTGTTCGACATCATGGACGAGCATGGTGATGACTTCCTCAGTCTCACTGATGGTGTTGACATCATTATCAACCGCACCGGCAAAGGTCTGAACACCGAGTACAGCGTTCTGACTGCTGCCAAGAGCAAGCCGGTTGATAAAGCTGTCATGGCGAACTTGAACGATCTGGACGCTTACGTCATGCAGGAATACGACGAAGGTCGCAACAAGGCGCTGGCAGCGATCAGCACCGTGACCGGAATCATGCCTGCTGGTATCAGTCATGACGCACCGACTGCTGCACTCGAACACGACGACTCGGCCTTCGAACCTGAAGCCAAGACTGCCGCTCCTGCGGAAGTGCCTGAGTTCGAGGAAGCTGATGCTGAACCTGAAGCCGAGGAAGACACCACCGTCGCCGCTGTAGCGGTTGAAGATGAAATGTCGACCGACGACCTCGATGCCATGTTGGCTGATCTGGGTTAGAAAACCTGCTTGAGTAAAACCTTAAGGGCGCCAATCACGGCGCCCTTTTTTATCTCTGGAGGAACCCATGAGTAAGCTACTACTAATAGACGCCAACAACATTGGCTATGCCAGTCAGCACGGTACAAAGCTGCACTGTCATGGTCGTGAGGTTCAGGCCATCTTTCACTTCATCAAGACCTTGCAGTCGCTGATGAAGGATCACCGCGGATACACGCCCATCATTTTGTGGGACGGTAAAGCCAATCATCGATTTGAAATTCACCCGACCTACAAGGAAGGTCGCAACAAGACGCCGCAGCAGAAGGCGGAGAAAGAAAAGTACGTCGAGTGTCTACCTGATATCAAGAAGGCTGTCGCCTTGCTTGGTGTTCGTCAGATGCTGGTCTCAAACCTTGAGGCTGATGACCTCGCCGGTTATTTCTCAATGCGAGCCACCGCAAACAAGCAGGAAGTAAAGCTGATTAGCGGCGATCAAGATTGGCTTCAACTCGTTAGCGACTACGTTGTGTGGTTCGACCCGAAGCTCGACAAGATTGTCACCGCAGGTAACTTCGCCGAGAAGACAGGCTATGCAACTCAACGGCAGTTCCTGGAAGGCAAAGCGCTAACGGGTGACTCGTCTGACGCCATTCCAGGCGTTGGTGGGTTGGGTGATGTAGGCGCGGTCGACTTCATGGCTGAATACGGTTCAGTCAAGGGCTTTCTCGCCGAAGCTAAAGCAGGATCGCTGCCTGGGAAGTTACCGGTAGCACTGCAACGGTTCCTGGACAACAAGCCTTTCACGTATCGCAAGAAGGAATACCCGCCAATGATTGGCACCTTCGTGCGCAACATGAAGTTGATGGATCTCATGAACGTCGAGAAGCCTGACCCCGAACTTACGAAAATCATTTCGTTACCTTTAAACCAGCCAGCCTTTGAGAATTTTTGCTCAGAGTTGGCATTCCAGTCGATTCTAAAAAACATCGATGTCTGGATAGCACCCTTCAAAGGAGCATAGAAGATGGGTATAGCAGAAGAATTATTAAGCATCATGGATGGCGCAATGGCGCAGCCTGATGACGCGAAGGGCTGGCTCAGTTCAGGTCATGCACCGCTGAACGTCATGCTGACGGGCGATCACAATCGAGGCTTTGGTTACGGTCTGATGTATGAGATTTATGGCCCAAGCCAGTCAGGTAAGACCATCATCGCGACCAACGTCATGATCGAATGTCAGAAGGCCGGCGGCATCGCCATCCTGATCGACTTCGAACGCTCGTTCAAGCCTTCACTGGGTGCGAACCTGGGGTTGAAGACCACTAAGCCTCATTTGTTGCACCTGTATCCCCGAACCTGGGAAGAAGGCATGACGAAGGGGATGCAACTCGCAATGTATATCCGCGAGAAGGGGCTGATTAAGCCTGAAGCGCCAATCCTTATGATCACCGACTCAATCGCTGCCGCTGTTCCGAAGTCATCGATGGAGAAGGATCTCACCGAGCTGAACATGAACGACACGACCGCACTGGCTCGTGCCACCTCGATGACGCTGAAAGTCATTGCGGCTCGCTCGCCTGACATCGGACTGACCAGTATCTTTCTGAATCAGATTCGTACTTCGCCGGGTGTGATGTTCGGTGACCCGACGACAACGCCAGGTGGCAAGTCG